TTCAGAGTAAGGCTCTCTACAAGATAGTCTATCGGTTAAATGATGAATAACATCTCCATCAAAAAATAATGCTACATGATTTAAAGTTGGGTGCATTATTGACATTAGTAAAACATCTCCATTTTCTAATTTTTCATCATTTCTAAGTTCTCTAAATCCAGTTCTCCATGCACAACTTTCAAATAATGGGTTTTCAAGAAATTCTTGAGGTGTTGTTGGTCTATCCCAATCTTTAAGCTCAATATTTTTTTCTTCTTTATACCAATCTCTAACTAAACTCCAACAGTCGGTTATACCCCATACCCATTGCCTCCCAAGTAAAGGTGCTTTATATCCTGTAGGCTCAAGATAAGCCCATTGTTTTGTTTGAGGGTTAACAATATACCAAGGTAAACCACTATCTTCACAGCTAACTTTATCAGCTTGACTAGGTGTTGGAGGATTTATTGGGTGACTATGAAATACTGCTATAATTTCTCCTTTATTATCTGCTTTAACATAATCTTCTGGATCAAGAATAAAACATTGATGATCTGTTATTGCAAGGTTACGACAAGGATAGTATCTTTGTTTACCTCTAATATTTAAAACTAATCCTACTGCTTCTTTAGGATCTTGGTCTTTAGCATGAACCAATGCGTCATCTTGCCAACTCATTGTGAAAACGTACCAATGCCAGGAAATTCGG